TCATTTTACATCAGCATCCTTTTTCATAATTTTTGTGTGGTCAAACAGTCCACTTGCTGACAGTCCGATGATGATTCCTTGAAATACAGTGGTTTTGATATCTCCGTCCAAAAATAAAACGCCTAGCACAATGCCAAGCGTTACATTCAATAACGGAACATATTTTGTTTGTAATCCAATTGTTTTTGCTATCTGCGATAGACCAACTACAATGCCAATCATTACAGCTAAATTAACCATTACATGCCACCCCCCTTCAATAAGAGAGTGAGCACAGCTCCTATAATGCCTCCAACAATGAGACGTAAAATCCAAGTTGTATTAGCGCTGATTTTATCTAGTTGCTTATTGATGTTTATAATGTCTTTTTCATTACCCGTCGTTCGATTTTCTAAGCCTTTGATTTCTAAACGAATATCTTTGATGTCTTGCTTTATCTCTTGCACATCGTTCCTTACATCCTGTAATCCTTCCACTTTGACCACCTCATTTCAAAGTAAAAAGAGAGACATCTATTTGTCCCTCTTTTCTTTTAAAAGCCGTATTTTGTTTAAATTAATAATTGTGATGCAAGTGGTAATTCTCCAATAAAGTATGTTGCACTAAATTGATGAACGTCATTTGCTTTTACTACACAGTTCTTATACACTTGCGGATATAACTTTTGCAGTGTTCCATCCCTATGCTGTAGCCATACGAGTGGGTTACGTAATCCAGCTTGTCCTTTACGTAAACTCACATTCATGTTATTGATTTTCATTGCGACTACATAATCTGTTCCTGTCGTATTGAACATCGCATAACTCATAATTTTTTCACCATTTGGTATATCGCTGAAACTGTTATCTGATGCAATGGTATCCAGCGATTGCCCTGTCGCATCCACCAATTTCTCTACAAACGGACGACTCCCCGGAAGCATTGCTATATAGCCATCTTCTATGAAAGTATCTTCTAACCATTTTATTTTGATATCAAACGTCACACCTTGATTTGTAACAGTATGGACAGAATAAATCTCACATAATGCATTCGTTAAATCGGAAGGATGGAATCCTTTCATAGATTGTACCGCTCTTACCATTTGTGCTTCTTTTACCGTTGTATCCGCTATCCATGAGGTAATTTCTTGATCATCTATATATATTTTTTGACTCACTTTAAAAACCGTTGCCACACTATGCTCTGGTATCCATTCAGCATTTACAGATGAGCCGTTTGGTTTCATACGAAATGCGAATTCTTTATTAGAAAACGGGACCAGTAAGTCTATCTCTTTAACAGGATGTAACAAATCATCATAAAGTAAGGCGGTCTTATGTGCTTCTGCTGCTTGTGCATATCCCGAATCATTCTTCACCCATCCTCTTGCCGTATTCATACCACTTGCCGGAGCATTTGCTGGATCATCTCCTTTAAAGGTAGCGATGACTGTATGCGTTCCTTTTGCTAAACCCCGTGCAACCGGGCGAATACCATAGTTCACTTTTAATTCATTCGTTGGAACAGCGTGAATGTGTGTACTTATTGTTTTCACTACCGTACCATCCACCTTGAACTCCCATAGTCCACCTCGATTATCAGTGAAATGTTGAAAGTCAAAACCCGTTCCATCAAATGTAAATGTGAATGTATCACCTACTGTGGTCGTATAATAGTTTGGTGGATTCGCTTTTTGCATGGCTCCCGTATCACTTTTATAGTTGATTGCATGTACTTTCTGCGCTACCACAGATAAATTAGAAATCGCACAATCTTCCAATTTTACATAGTCATCTTTTGTATCTTTACGCAACGTGTAATGAGCCACCTTGTTCCCACGAAGTGGTATAAGTATATCAAGTGTACGGTCCCCTACAATACGTGTATACATGTTAGATGAAGTGTTATGGTTCCGAAGTAATTCAATAAAATCCCGTTGATTCGGAAGGAAGCCTGTAATTGTAGTGAAATCCACTCCTTCCAATTTCTTTCCAGCTTCAATTGCCTTTTGAATAATCGTACATTCATTTGCAGACTCCACGGCTCCATCACTTGCTAATGATTCATTTACTACAAATAAGAACTTTTGTGTATCAATCATTCTATCTTCTTCCTCAATGTGGATCTGTGCAATAACATTACCCACTGAAGATAATGTTTGTGTTTTTAATAGGATTTGATACTTTCCTTTTAAAACGTTAATTGGCTGGCAATCGTTCTGAAAAACTCGTGTCCCATCTGATTTTTTAAATGATATCCGTACTGCTTTCGCCTGACTTAAATCTAGTTCCGCTCCCTTATTTGTTATTGTTAGTAACAATTTAGCGGAATTTCTATCATTTTGTGAAAAGCGAATGGTAGGAGTCGTGGATGCATCACTCACTAAATCAACATTCACTTCATGTGTTTTGAATGTCATATAACCACTCCTTTACATAATAAAAAACAACTGATGGCTGCTCTAGTTTTTCATTTATTCATTTTTGTACTCATTCTTTTCATGTGGACACATCGTTTGTTAGTGTCGCAACTTGACTTGTTCATGTAGTGACTTACTCTTTTAGTTGTTTATTTTCTTCTTTAACTACATGTAACGCTTCAGCATGCTGCTTAACCTGCTCCTTTAACGATATGAATTCACAATACAGCTGTTGGAAGGCTGCAATAAGAATAGAAACAGTATTATATAAATTAATGGCGTGCTTCTCTTTATCTGTAAATATATCGTCGGTATCGTCTGCAATCATACCAAAATACGTTTCAATCTCTTTTGTTGTATATGGTTCTGTTTGTTCTTTCGGCTTGTTCACACGCATTTGATACAGATCATACATGTCGTCTCTGAAATTGTACTGTTTTATAGCCAAACTCATGATTTTATTAAGCGCCGAGAAAGGAATGTCTTTTATATTCTCTTTCATATTTCTAGCTGACGTAGGATTAAATGCTTTCGCCCACATTTGACCATTGGCATTTACATTTTCTTGCGCTCGTAGTGTTCTTAATTCAATATCTTTCCATCCTTTACCCATCATATCTTTAATCTGTAATCCGTTGTTATAACCTTGTACAAAACTTGATCTTATCATTGCATTACCCATGATTAAATCATGATCGGAGGCGCCGTTTACGAAATGTATTTCATAGTCACTACCTTTTCTTCTGAAAGTAAACTGCCCCCAGTTATTTGTAAAAGAATGTGGTTCAGTTGTCGTTACAAAGAAGTGACCATATCCTGGAGCCCATCCTTCAGATTCAAAAATAATATCATTCAAGTTTTTAAAACGAAATTGTCCATCTGAATATACACTCAAATGTCCACCATCATTCTGCATTTGAATATAATTTGACCAAATATTACTCCCTTCTGCATTTTCTCCTTTAGAAACCCCAAATTTTGCATACGCTTTAGAAGGTTGATCGACTCCATTCATTCTTGGCATGACTTGATAAATATAAAACGATCCTGTACCCCTGTATTTAATATTGTCAGAACCAAGGACAAATGAAGGTTGAATACTTCCATCATCTGTTTCCATAAATCCTATATAACCACGCGGCTTATCTAAATCGAAGATTTTCATATCTTGCTTATTTATTTCAACAAATCTATTTCCACTCGTTTTAATTGTTACTCCTTCTAACACTTGTCCTTTAATATGACTCGCCGTAATAAAACCTTTTAAGTTAATCCTGTTCGCATTCAACGTAATGTTTTCTTTACTCATATTGAATGCTGCGATTACATCATTTTCTTTTACAGATACGCTAACACCCTTTTCCGTTAACTGGAGACGGGTTTCCATATCTCTTACATAAGAATCTTTTGCAAATTGTCCATTTGCTTGCTCTTTTGTATATACCTCTGTCTTTTTGGCCGAAGCATTGATACCCAGTTCATTAATAGTAAAGCGGTTATCAATCAAAGTCATTTTTTGATTAAATTGCTCCGTTGCAAGTTTATTAGCTAATTCATCTAATAAATCTTGTTTATTTTGATTAACTGTCTGCTTCAACTCTGGAATCTTAAACCCGGCAACATAATCCTCTACTTGTTTCAGTTCAACTTTTGCATGGATTGCTGTTGCCTGTTGTTCAAGTTTTGCATTTGCTTCAGTAAGCTTTTTTCCTTGATCTGATACGACATTATTTAATTTGCTCACTGTGGAAGATAATCCAGTTGCTGTTTGTTCTATAGATGTAACTTTTTTATCAGTGGTACCTTGTTCATTTTTTAAATCCGTAACGGTACGCGAAAAGCCTTGAAGTGTTTCTTTGACTTCGTTAAATTGACCAGCAACCTCATTTTTAACTGATTCAATATCGGGTACAACAGGGTCCCAAATACCATCCTTCCACAGTTTTAAAATACCAGGCTTACCATTACTAGTATCACGCCAAAGTGTTTTATTAGGTTTAAGCCCTGTTGTTGGTGGATTCTTAGCTTCAATGATATCTACCGTGTTATTTTTAAGATTCTTTTGCACTTTTTCAGCCAATGTTTTCGCTGCTTCTGATTCTTTCTTAGCGCTACTTGCTGTTTCATTCGCTTCTTTCACCAATTTATCTAGCTGATCCAGCATTTCTTGTTTTTCACCGAATTTACTAAGGATTCGATTGTAAATCTTTCGTAATTCCTCGTTCGGATCCGTAATTTCACGATAATCACCAAACACATATTTATCCTGTGTAGGATCCGTAAAAGATTCATCACCGGCAATTACACGTGCTTCCAGGTATAACTTAGGTGTGAAGCCCGTATCTTTCATTCGGATCGTATCGCCCTCGTTAATGAGTTCATGTGCTAGTCCGAAAATACGTCCAATCGATTGTGCTTCTACTTCATACGAAACGGAAGAATTAACACGTTTTTTTAATTCTATTCCCATTAACGTCATTAAACGTTCTGGCGTCATATTTAACTCTTCTGTTTCTGGCGTATAAAAACCAAACTTATGCTTACCACGTTCGTTCCATCGTTGAAATGCATCATTATCAACAATATACGGAAGTCCCCTGTTGATACTTTCGATGGTAATTACATTGTCGCCTTCACCTTTCACAAATCCAACTAGTGCTGTACAAATATCTCTTGAATGTTCAATACGTGTAACGCCTATCAAATCTTTCCCGAGCTCTATTTCTTTGCCTGTGTCTCGACCACGTCTTTGAATCATATCAACATACCATCCAATGATTTGTGATCCTTGAACCTCAACACGGTACTGAATTTCTAATTTGAATAAAGAAGCTATTTTCTTTAAAAATGTTAGGGGATCAATAAATTCATCAATGGTCATCGTATGGAATCCTGCATAATCCGTTTTCCCACGTTTCCATTTCATTCCTACTAGGGCCATATCAATATATTTGTTTACCGTTTCCCCTTCTATTCTTTGCGGTTTTATAATACCTGACTTAGCAATTTGAACCCAAGCTCCTGAAGCATATGTGGTAATGGATCGGTTGTCTGAATTCTTTTCTGTTTCTCTAATAACATATGGTACAATTCTTCCGTCACGAACTTCTTTTAAAACAAGATTTTGTTGTTGTAGCGTAGCCGAATGAGTTGTTCCATCAAAAACAGTAAAATCCAACATATCAACATTGTTTTTGATTTCCCACTGCCTTTTATCATCCCAATAGTCCTGCGGCTGAATAGCTGCAACGATTTGATCTGTTTTGAAATCCACAACATGCAAAATGCCGCTTGGTGTTCTCATCTGTATCTCTCCCTATAACGAACAGTTGCTTTAACGTCTGGTGGCATGATATCAATACGATTTTCACCACGTATTACAGTTGGAAAATTACTAAAAAAATCTTTTAAATTAATGGCTTTTTTACCGTTAATGGTTACAAGACTTTTTTCTTTATCAATTATAATTTTGTCTCCTGTTTCAAAAATGTAAGGCGGATTATTTTGAGTATTTAAATTGACTTTCCAAAATTTCAAATCTGAAACGGTCATTGCTTCTACTGGTGGTACATCTTGCCATTGCATCATACTAATCTGGATTTGCGCTGCTTTTTCCATGTGATCGTTTTTTTCATCCGTCCACCGTGCAAACCGCTCTGAATCATCCTTCTCTGTCCCTGGCAAGAATTTTGAAATATATGCTTCCCATACATTTCCCGTTCTAGCTATCCACAATCGACCAAAATACTGATTCCATGTATTCGGATAATCACCACTCTCATAAATTAAACCTGTTTTCCCTGGCTTATTATCATATCCAATTACCATCGTCCCGAAGTTTTGTTCAGCTTGCCAAAACACATCAGACATGGCAATTTTGGAAAGAACCTTGCTATTTTCATCCAGTATCGCTATCTCAACTCGGCCCATTTCATTAATTTTTTTACTCTTACATGTAACATGGGCTTGCATAATAAAATCTTGTACTGGACCCCCAGGTATATTCTTTTTAACAGCTGCACCGTGCCACCCTTTCCCCGCACTAGTACCAAAATCAGAACAATAAAATTGGTATTTATCTGACTTCATTTCACCAATTGGATTGCCATCTTCCATTGAACTGACTTTACTCCATCCTACGGTGGTAGCCATTTCGTCCCATATAAGTCTTTGATTTCTTTCAACGGGTAATTGCTCTGTTTTTAAAGGATAACCAATTCTGAAGTAATCTCGATTATATGGATACTCACCAAACCACACATCTAAAAATGTACTTGGTTTCTGTGCTTCGATTTCAATAATTGCAGGTGCTTCTATATTCCCTTGATTGACAAAAGAAGCAGTGACTTCAGTAGAACCATTTTGAGAGAACGAATGAGTATTTTGTTTTCCTAATTTATATGGCATTGGACAAACAAAAGTAATAACCCCTTTACCTCTATTAACTATTTCATCCAGGTCTACAGAACCATCAATGAATGCTAGATACGTCCTATCTAATTCATCATCAAAAACAAGTTCAGCTGGTTGCTCTGTATATAGCCAATCCGCTACATCTTCTTTTACCTTTTGTAAATCAGCCATATCTTTCGCTGCCTTAATTACAAGAGGAACATCAATACGACGTTCCTCCGTTTCTGTATGAAGAAAAAGAGCCCCTGCGCGATGAGGGACTCTTACTAATTTTCTTTTAACTGGAGCCCAGGAAGGGCGTTTTCTTCCAACTAGCATTTGAATATAATCTTTTCTAATCTTATTAAAAGTAAAACTGAGTTTCCCCAACATGCTCACCACCCTTAAAATTCCGCTCTTCTTTTTTGTTCACGATCTTGAAGCTTTGTCGTATATGCGTAACTTCCGTTCGCTAATTCTTTTCCATCTAAAACGTTTGTCATATTTACCGTTACATTCAATTCTTGTTCTCTACCTGATCTATCCGAGAACATAGTTTTTGCTGTAGGTGAATTGTTATAAGGTGATTGTGGTTGCGTATACTCATTGAAATCACCAAGTGTATGATGCGGAATGCTATAATGTGAAGTTTGGAATCCAAAATCAAAAACAGATGGCATATTCCCCATCTGTTTCTTAACCGTTCCAACTACATTTTTTGCTGCATCAAGGGCAAATCGTTTCCCCTTATCCATACCAACGCCAACCCCTTCTGGAACTGCACTACCAACTGGAATCATCACTTTGGATGGACTGTTAATTTCTAACGCTCCAGAAATAGTCTTTTTAATCTCTCCAGCAATGCCTTTCGCCTTACTATATAAACCACCTGTCGCATCATCCAAACCTTTTTCAAGACCTTCTATAATGGATTTACCAATGGAACGTAGATTTATAGTGCTGAAGAATTTTTCAACTGTATTCCACTTATCTTCAATATCGCTCTTTATTTCTTTCATTTTATCAACGACAGCTTTTTTCTTTTCTTCAAATTTCCTTGAAACTGTATTTTTTATCTCTTCTACCTTGTTGTTTGCTGAAGTTTTTGTTTCTTCCCACCATTTTGTTATACCTGACCAAGTTTCTTTCATCTTTTGAACTACATCATCTTTCATTACTTGGTATTTGGATTTTATTTGACCAGCTTCCCAATCAACTTGATTTGCATGTTCTCCAGCTTGGGATTTTGCTTCACTCACAATTTCCTTATGCTTATCTCTTGCTGTTGAAACAGTGCTGTCATACTGACGTTTGGCTTCGGCGATTACAGCCTCAGCTTCTTGTGCATTTAAACTGCCCATCTCATCCCGTTGTCTAATGGCTTCTGCTATTTTGTCATTACGTGTCTTTTCCGCATCTTTAATGACTTTATCTCTTGTTTTAGCACTATTTTCAACAACTTCTGCTGCTTGTCTTGCGGATATTTCACTAGCCTGTACACGCATATTCTCAAGAATTACTTTTTGCTCTATCTGATTTTGTGTCATGTGCTGAACAGCTATTCTATCCATTTCGTCTTGTAAAGCTTGAATAGCAACATTCTCACTATGTGTCTTTTCTCGATGTTCTGATGCCGCTAAATCATTAATCTCTTTTATTTTCTGATTCTTTTCTGCTACTTTTATTTTCTCATCTTCATATTTTTGATTTAATAACTCTAGCCTTTTATTTTCCTCTTCACTCGTAAGAACATATGAATCAGCAAACAATTTTCTTAATCGTTCCGTTTCTTTTTGCTTGCGCTCATCAACTTTTGTAATGATTTTCTCAGTTAATTGATCGTATTGTTGACCAAGCTTTTGAGCTTGTTCTGTTGTCATTACTTCATGATTCAGTTTAATTTCAGTTAACTTTTGTCTAATACCATCAGATAACTTAAAATAGTCGCCAAGAACTTTTTTAGTCGATGAACTAATTTCTCCGGTTTGTTGTTTCATATATTTTTTTGTTGCTGCATCTGAACTAGCTAAAGCTTTTTGATATTCATCTTGTACTAACTTATTATTTGTAGCAAAGCGATCTACTGAAGCAATACTGTCCTCTGTTGCTTTCTGATATGCTTTATATGCGACAACTCCAGTTCCAATGAGAGCGGCTGCTACCAATCCAACCGGACCAAGTAATAGCCCTATTGCACTTCCTAAAAATCCAACTGCTCCAGCTGCCGCTCCAGCAATTCCACCAATTGGCGCTAAGGCTAAAGATAAAGCTCCAATTCCTGAAACAACCATCCCCACTACTCCAAGAAATACTCCTATCGCTGTTACAATAGCGGTTATCGTAAAAACAATACCACCTATAATGGCAATCGCCTTTTGTACTGGCCCTGGTAATGAGTTAAATCCATCCACAAGCTTCTGCAACCCAGCGACAAAAGCACTAACCACAGGAGCGAGTGCATCACCAATTGTTTTTTTCATGGTGTCAAATGCCCCGCTCAATTGCTCGATACGACCTTTCAACGTGTTCATTTTCGTATTAGCTGTCTCCAAAGCAGTTACTTTAGACATTTCCGTATACATTTTGTTTACACCTTGTGAACCTTCGTGAAATAAAATCGTTGCGCCACGAACTGCATCCGAACCAAATAATGTTTCTAACGCCATACTTCGTTGTTGGTCTGTTAAATCTTTCATGGATTCTTTCAGAATGCCAGATATATGTTCTAAGCTTTGAATTTTTCCTTGTTGATCATAGAATTTTGACGATAAGAACGCGGAACTGGTCGCTAACTCTCGGAATGTCGTATCACACTTATCATTCCATTTCGTTACCCCTTCCGTTTGCATGACATATTTTTCTAGTGCAACCTCGATGTCTCCTACACTTCTAGATGCTGGCGTAACACCATTTTTCACGAGGAAATCAAATCCAGCCTGCGCGTTATATGTGATAAGACCTAAATCCGCCATCTTGTTATATGCTTCTTTCGTAGATGGATTTAACCTCATGAGCATTATTTTTAAAGACGTACCTGCATCTGATCCTTTTAACCCATTCTGAGCGAATACGGCTAAAGCTGTTGCTGTATCTTTAAATGTCATACCTGCACCAGCCGCAACCGCTGCGGAAGCTGACAAACCATACTTCAATTCATGTACATCAGTGGCTGAAGCGTTGGCGGCCCCTGCTAGTAAGTTAGCGGCATCTGTAACACTTAAACCAACTTTTTTAAATGCATTTAAGGCGCTAGAAGCAATTTCTGCTGCTTCTCCTAGTTCTAGTTCACCTGCGGCTGCTAAGTTTAGAGCCCCTTCTAATCCACCATTGATGATGTCCGTTAAACTAACGCCGGCTTTTATTAATTCTTCACTCCCTTTTCCGGCCTCAACAGACGAATATTTTGTATCTTCCCCATACTTCACAGCTAATTCAGAGAGTTTACTCATTTCTTGTCCAGTTGCACCCGATACGGCCTTTATGTTAGCCATCTGTTGCTCGAAGTTCATCGATTCTTCGACAGCTGATTTTAGCCCTTGACCTATTGCATACGTCATTCCGCCAAACACCATGCCAATTTGCATGCCGGCGTTTTGTAAATGATTACCCAATGACTCCATTCGGTTTCCAAAATTGAGAAGTCTATTTCCTTGTTGTTCTAGTTCACGATTTGATTGCTGTAATTCCGTTTCAAACCGATTCAGTTCAGCTGTTGCCCGATGAATTTGCTCGGCATATTGCTGCGCTGACTGACTTGCTTCACCTTCTTCAGTTTTGGCCCGATTATACGCTGATTGAAGTTCTCGAATCTTTTCTTTCTGTTTATCTACCACACGAGATAAAACGTCAATTTTAGCTCGTGTTTGTTCAGTTGCGTTAGAAAAACTGCCCATGCCTGTTGTAATAGACTGAAATTCAGCCTGTAGAGATTTTAAAGAGTTGTTTAACTTATCCATCCCTTTTTGTTCCGCTTGACGGTTTACTTGTTTTAATTCATTTTCAAAACGATTTAAATCAGCGACCGCCTTATTCACTTGCGAAGCATATCTTTGAGTTGCTGCATCATTTTCACCTAATGTAGCCTTATTTTGATCATAGGCTTGTCTTAACGCTCTAACTTTCTCTTTTTGCGCTTCAATCAATCTATTCAGTGCATCTGTTTTAGCACGCGTTTGATCACTAGCGTTAGCGAAGCCACCCATACCAGTACTGATTGATTTCAATTCATTCTGCAATGTCCTTACGGCACGTCCTGAATTCGCTATACCTTGACGAAAATTCACATTATCAAGGGACAGCCTAACGACTAAATTATTCATTTCATTTGCCATCATCTTCCCCCTTGTTAGATAATGTTTTCTGCGGGAACTTCGATTTCATTTGAATTCTGATTTCCACTATTTGAAGGATCTTGTTCACGATACTTTTGGTTCAGCCTTAAATAATGCCAAATATCCATTTCATTATCGATATGATGGTGTTTATATCCCTGACGTAATAAAGAGAGGTAGAGCTAGTCCATAAACTCTCTGAACGTGAGCCCTCCTCCCTCTACGCGTTTGGGTTTGTTTCTTCTCCAGTTCCTGATGTGCCACCAGCCGCATCCACAGTTGCATTGATAATTGCATTAATTACGTCTGAAGTTGTTGATAAAAATTTACGAGCATCCACGCCGTCCCAATATTGATCTAATGTAAATTGTTCACCGTACACTTTTACTACATATTGGACCATTTTATCCATATCCTCAGGACCAGGATTGTTTGGAATATCAGCAAGCTCAGGTGCCTGGCGGATTAAACGAGCTGGAATGAACTCTGGTAAATGAAACGTTTTATTTTCCTTATTGATTCGTAAAGTTAACTTCATAATTTATTCCCCCTGTTAATAAAAAAGAGAGAGCTTTTGCTCCCTTTTACTTGGTTTGTTTGCCATATACTGCTGTAAACCATCCATCACCAATAGCTTTTGTAAATGTAGGTTCATCCGCATCAGCTGTAAATTTAGGTCTATCATCAAAATCACGTTCAATAAAGGAGCCTTTGAGTTTCGTTGTTTGGAAGTTAGGCTTATCCTTCTTCGTTTCGCCTTCTTCTTCCTCTTGTGAAAGTTTTCCTTTTAATAGCCAAACATATCGATATTTTCCATTCGCCTTTAAGAAACGCCATCCGATTGCTAAATAAGGCTTTTCACCTTCGCGTCTCTCATCTAACACACCGTCTTTCACTTCCGGATACCCTTCAATATCTGCTTTTGTTGATAATGAAATACTACGAAGTTCAATCTCTACTTCTACTTCCCCATCAGACTCGGCAATTTCTGATTTTTTATTATCGCTCCACATAATTTCAGAAGCTACCTTTTTAGAGGTTTTAATCTTTACAGCGCCTTCCATTTCTTTCACTGCACTATAGTCAACACCTGTTGCATCATCTTTCAATAACTTTGCGTAAACAAGGCTATCTACACCGACAGTCGAACTAATTTTAATCACTTCTCCAGCCATCTATAACTCCACTCCTTTTGCGAATCGCATCGCATAATGAAAAATTTTTGTATCATCTTCATACAAATCAGCTACCGCATAACGTGAGAAACCAATCCTTTTCATGATTTCATTTACTTTTTGATGGATTGCTGTTGTACTACCTTTTGACCAAATATCGATTTGGAATGTGATTTCACTTTCACTTTCTTCATTATCCGAAAATCCATCTGGTCTATTGTCTAGTTCAAAAAACGTAATACGCGGAAACTCTTCAGCGTTTTTGGCTTTACGATAATAAACACGTTTTCCACCTAATAAAGAAACAAGCTCCTGATTATTTTCAAGAGCTTGCACAATTTCAGGGCGTAAATTTATCATAAATTTAGCCCCATTTCATTTTTCAAGATATCCGTCATAGCACGTACCGCTTCTGCTTTAGAAGCGTTAAAACCTGGTTCTATAAATGGATGTGCTGGCATTTTAGAAGTACCCCACTCTAAAAACTTTCCATAGAAATATGGGGAACGGTCCGCTTTGTCTATTCCAACCTTGATTGTTTTTACACCATTTTCCATTCGTGCCTTCGTAACTCGTATATTATCCAGCAAATGTTGGCCTGTACGCCAAGGTTCACTTTTTGTTGCTCTTTTAGGACTATCACTTCTTGGCGCTATTTCGGAAATAGCTTTCCGAATAGGTTCTCCACCTGCTGCAAGAGCTTTATCTTCCATCTTTTCTCCACGTAGGCCCATTTGCTCTAATTCAGATATCAGGTGATCAAAGCCTAAAAAATCAACACTATCAGCCATTCATTCCACGACGCTTCCACATGATTGATAAAGTGTGTTTTTCAGTTGGGATAACTGAAATAATGTCATACATTACGTTCCTATACTTCATCTTCATATCAGCATTCACATCAGCACGATATCGGATTTCTGTTTCACCTTGTATTTCGCTATTGGCTGCGGCTGCTTCAAAATATTTTCTTCCTTTTAAAAAAATAAAAGAACCCCATACAGTAAAAGCATCCTTATAACTCTCTACCTGATCACCGTCTGGGCTCTTTGCTTCCTCGTCTTTCACTTGAAAGGTAAGACGTTTATCTAATTTACCCGGATTCACTTGCATCACCACCACAATACTGCAACTGAACGAGTATAGACTGCAAACTAAATGCCAATTGTTCAGCCTTCCCAACCGCTTCACGGTTTTCATACCAATGAGAGATTAAAATACGAGCTGCCAATTTGGCAAGCACGCTATCTAGTTTCACATCCTGACGTGTTGCATTTTGAATATAGATTTCAGCTGCGATTACGAAAGATGTAATGAGATCTTCCTCCTCATCACCATCCACACGAAGATACTTTTTCGCTTCCTCTACTGTTAGTACCAAGAAGGACACCTCCTACCTTATTAAGCCCCTGTTTTAGGCGCAATCGTAATTTGCCCATATACAACTGCTTCTGCATCCCATAATGTAACATCTTCACGTTCGATTGCTCGAAACTCAGAAGTGTTTGTTCTCCAAGCGTTTCCGCCTTCTTTCGTCATATCGATAGATAATTGTTTTCTATCCCAAAGAAAAACTGCCTCTTTTAAGTCACCAACAATGAAAGGTGCTTTTCCGTCTTTATCTGTAGCGATTGTTTTATTAGACAACACAATAACGGGCTTCCCCCCGAACAGCTTACGAGTTGGATTTGTTGGATCTGGTTGAAGTAGTGGGCGTCCATTTTTATCTTCTAACTGATCTAAGTAATTGAATCCATCTTGGTTTGTAATAAGGTTTGCTACAGCCGAGAAAGCTGGCTCTAATGTAACATGTAATGCTGTTTTAATGCCTTTATAATCTTTTAAATCAATTTTTGTTAATTTGTTGATTTCTTGTAAAATTAAATAATTACGAGTTGCAATCGATTTTTTCGCAATCCATTGACGTAAATAACTTTCTAACGCTTGATCTGTATCATCTAATAAATCATTGGGTACTGGTAAAAAACCTGCATAATCCTCAATTGCATAAGATAAACGATCAAATTCAGGAGAAGCAATTTCTTGCATGGCATTTGGCTTCCCATACTCCGATAACGGCGCAAACGGTGTAGATGCCGCACGCTTTTCTAATGTACGAGCTCCCTTGTTTGTTGAAACAGGCTGCACATTTACATATTGTTCTAAGCTATCTACTGTTTGCTTTAGCTGATTAATCGCTGTCGTAATATCTTCTGGAACAATATAACCGCCATCTTTACCTGTATTCTCAGATAGTGCTGCTTTATATTCCTCCATCACACTTGCTTCTTCCTGGCTTACATGTTGACCACGAATCGCTTTCATAAATACGTCTTTGTATGATGGATTTTCATTTTGAACTGATGCTGGAGGTAAGACTCCTGCTTGTGAGTTTACAGGTTCAGAAACTTGAATTTGCATCATTGCTACATAATTATCCAATTCATTTTTCGCGTTTTTTGCTTCCTCAATTTTTGCCTTTGCCTCTTCATATTTACCGCTGTTATTACATTCTTCCGCTTTCGCTCTCAAATCAGCAACTTTTTGACGTAATTCTTGTTCACGTTTATCCATTCTGGATTTCCTCCTTGTTTTGGCACAAAAAATAGACCTACAGTTCTAACAGGTCTAGTGCGTTTTGTATTTTTAATTGTTCGTTATTATCCTTCTTTGAAATAGAAGGAGCCTTTGCTACAATCTTATTTGGTGTTTTTTGATATTTATCAAAGTAATCACTGCTACAAGCTGCGACTTCTTTTGCTTCCACAACTTCTATATGGAAGTATTTTTCAGCTTCTTCCCCACTTAACCAGGTCTCAGCATCTACTAATTGCTGAATTTCTTCCATTTCGATGCCTTCTTTTACGTTCTCTTTGTACACATTCATGATTCCTGACTCGATGTTATCTAAATCCTCTGCCATCTTTCGAAAATCATTGGCATTCCCTGCCGTATATGCCCACGGTTTATGAATCATTAGAAAAGCATTCGAAGGAATCACAACACGGTCACCCGCTAAAGCAATAACAGAAGCAATAGAAGCTGCGACTCCGTCTACATAAACAGTTTTTTGAGCTTTATTACGCTTTAACATGTTATAAATAGCTAAACCAGCAAATACAGAACCACCACCACTATTTACATAGATATTCAGGTTACTTTTATCATCCAGTTGTCCTAACATGTTTTTCACATCCTCCGGCATCACATCCGAATCGTCCCATTTCCAAGCTGTATTATTGATAATATCACCATAAATATACAAATCCGCCGAAGAATCTGTTTGATTTTTGACGGTAAACACATTATGCATCCTCTTCACCTCCCCCCTTAGGCGCTCCTGCTTTCGCTAACTGATATTCATCTGCAATTTCAATGGATACATGATTTAAATCCACGCGATTCTTATCCCCATGTTCCCCGATTCCATCCATGTCCTCTAGTTCTAATACCTTATTAATCGAGAACACACCACGATCTAACATAATGTTATAGAACTCCGCTCTAGATTTCTGGTCCGCCCGTAAAAGACTGGTTAAATTAAACTTGAGATAATATCGTTTTTGTTCACCAAAAGAAAAGACTTTATAAGAAAATTCCTCTTCATACTGAATAAGAATCGGGCTGAGTGTATTTTGAATAAAATCCAATGCTTGTTGCTCAATATTGGAGAAAGTAGCACGATCCAACTCATTAATCATGTGCAAAGGAATGTTAAAAATATTTGCGATTTCGCCTTTATCAAACTTCATTCCTTCAATAAACTGGGCATCTTTTAACGGCATACCCACTTTTTCAAATTCGAGACCTGCATCTAATATCGCAATACGCTGTGCATTACTGAGTCCTGTATTGGCTTCTTCCCATGCATCACGAAGCTTGTCTTTCGCTTCTTTATTCAGGGGTTGCGCTGTCTTTAACAACCCACTATGGGTCGCGCCTTTCCTATAGAATTTCCCCTTAAACTTTTGCGCTGCCTGTGAGCTTCCAATCGATTCTCTTGCGACTTGAATCGGCGGTTTTCCCTTCAGACCATCGGTCGATAATGTCGTGAGATGAATGACATCGTCAGCTGCTAGTTTCACAGGTGTCCCATCTGGAAGACTCGTAAAATACCACAGTTGATTTGTTTTTACATCGATAACAGGGTTTGTGACAGCTGGATTCAACACCCACAATTCTTTTGGTCTTCCATCCAATCCCCAGTGGATGTTGATATACGCATTGCCCCACATGTTTCGATGCGTTTCAATTACATGTTTAAATTTAAACGGACTTTGGTACGGATTCGGACGCCTTTCCAGCACAAATGATACTTGATGTGCCTTATCCCGTTCTCTTCCCTTCGCTGTCTTTTTAAACGTTTGAAACGGAAGCATCGCAACACTATTCGCTAAAATGTTCACGCACCGGTATACCGTTGGTACACCTAACGAAGATTCTACGGTAACCCGTTCTCCGCTCGTTGCTTCATAACTGAATAAACTCCGAAACCAAGGTGCTGGATTTCTTAGATCGGTCGTATCCTGATTGCGAAACAAATTCCGGAATATCATATTTTCACCCCCCTCTATTTCCTCGCCATCACCACCCCGATCAGTGTAAGAGTGATTCCAAGTACATACCACCCATACACAGGATCCATACAAAAAGTCGTCCCAATGATAACGGACAACCCCGAAATGATACAAATATCTTCTAACATGGTAAGAAAAACGTATAAAAATCGCATATCATGCCTCCTAAAATGAGAAATCTTGACTTAAAATATAGGCGTTTAAGTCCATTTCGCCAGAATTCAGCATACAACGAACATGTGAGTTGATGACAGCCGCTATCGGATCGATTCTTTCTGTTGCTTTTGACTTGTCCAACATGATGTTTTCGTTCGCATCCTGTTTTGTTATCGCGTTACTCGTTGCCCAATTTAATACAGGATTGTTATTATGGATGACTTTCTTTAAATACACTTGCTCACGAAAATCTTTTGTAGGACCTGATAAAGTTGCCATACCTTGACGTATTTCTATCATCGTATACCCTTCCGCTTCCATGTCTTGCATAAATTGCGTTGCATTCCATGGATCTGCACATATTTCTTTAATCTTAAATGTATGATCTTTTTCCATATTTCTAATATGTGTTTTAATATATTCGTAATCAACTACCGCACCAGGTGTTGTTGTGATCCATTTTTGTTGTACCCACAGATCATAAGGGACTTTATCCGTTTGTCTCTTTTCAGCTAACGTATCTTCCGGCATAAAGCTGTGACTCATTACGATATATTTATCATCCTTTTTAAACTCAAATGAAATATTTGTTAAGTCAATTTTTGCTGATAAATCGACACCTACTGTGCATTCCAACCCTTTTAATTCAGATAATTCCACTGTCTCTTTGCAATCTTTCCATTTCTGCATATCCATGTAGCCATTTTCTTTCCTATCCACCCATCTATTCATATTTTTCGTAAGATAATTACGCATTTTCTCAGGCACATCAAGAGCTGATTGAAGTTCTCCTTTTAAGAAAGAACGACCTTCTTCATAACTACATAGGATTGGATTCGCTTTCTCCCAGACTTCTGGATTCGTGATCTCATCATCTTTATCTAATTCATTAACCATGGCAAAATATTCTTCGTTTTCAATATCAATATTAGGGTCCAAAATCTTTGAAACATATTGATACTCCACACGATAACAAGGATGACTCAAATTAAAACCAGCTGTCGTTATGATCATCATAAGTGGATTCGGACGAGCGCCCGAACCTGACACCAGAACATCATAAATTTCAGAAGTAGGGTGTGCATGATACTCATCGATAATCCCGCACTGAACATTCAGGCCATCACCAGATTTCCCCGCATCTTTTGAGAGCGCGGAAATAAAAGAAGCTGTTTTGAGATGTTCAATTTTCCCATACGCAATATTAAATTTTTCTTTTAGGTCTTCACACCCATTCATTTGTGCTTTCATTTCATTCCAAACAATTTTACTTTGTTCTGTTTTCGTAGCACCAATGTAGACTTCTGACATATTTTCACCAAATGCCATTGCTTCATATGAGCCTACACACGCTAAAGATTGAGACTTTGCGTTTTTACGTCCAACTTGCCAATACGCCTTTTTAAATCGGCGTAACCCTGTATTTCGGTGCACCCATCCATAAATATTGCTAAACACAAAAATTTGTATGGAATGTGGTTCCATTCTCTGACCTGCTAATTTTCCTTTTGTATGTTTAAAAAGAGACATCCACTTTAAAAAACGGAGCGCTTTTTCTTCTTTAAAAACATAGGGAAAATCTTCAGATCCTTCGCGTTCAATATCTCTTAAAAATCGCTTACAAGCTTGTTTATGCTTCTGACAAGCAACAACTTCACCATGTATTACATCATCACAGTAGTCCAACATCCATTGTCTAATCATGTTATACGTCAAACTCCTTCTCTACGTTTGTTTTCGGACCTTGTTTACGATTTGGAATGACAATTGGTGCTCTTGCACTCGGTGTAAGACCAACCTCAACAGCCAAAGCCTGCATTTGTTCATGCAACTGCTTCTTCTTTGTAAGTAGTGGATGGGGAACCTTATTGGTTTCAGCTGCCTTATTGGTATAGGCAACAAGGAGTCCTTCTTCTCGGATAATTTTGGTGCATGCAACATAGTCAGAATAAGCATCACAATACGTTGCTAATGCATTCACATCTATGTTTGTAATAACATCTAATTCTAATAATTCACCAGCAATCCGTCTAAATTCTTTCTTTGCAACTGAATCTAACCACGTTGGTGGCTTTACCTTGTCTTTTTTTGCTTGTAACTGTTTTTCGGCTTTTAATCGTTGCTCCATTTCATCTTTTGTCAATCGATTTGTATTACCTTCTAATAGATGTAAATGAATTGGCTTCGCTTTCCTTCCTATGCGAACCACCTCCCTCGTCTGACCCCCCTTTTATGGAATAAAACGAACTTTTTACACGGAAAGCTTGGCGGCGGTCTCCAAGGAACCGCCTTTTACTTTTTTTACACCGGGGGTGTTTTTTGTCCGTTTTTAAGACAAATTTATCCGTGTTTTTATATAGATTCAATGTTATCCTTATATTTGTAACTTGTAAGTTACATGCAGTTTCCCTAAACAAGTATCCTGGAGGCCCTAGACTGATTCTAGGGCCTTTTCCCGTTTATCTAGCATGATATACTGGTACGCTTGCTTCCCTTTCTTTTTAGTTATCTTCTGTATTTCTTCTCATCTTCTTTTGTTTTCTTGTTATGGCAAGCATGGCAAAGCGTCTGTAAATTAGTCGGTTCTAATCGTTTTGACCAATCAACGCGAATAGGACTGATATGATCGACTACATCACCTATCTTAATGATGTCCTTGCTTCTACATTGCACACATAAGCCATAATCTCTACGATACATAAGCTCACGCATATCTTTCCAAAGTCTTGAGTTGTAGAAGGAACGTGAGCTTTTGTTTCGTATGTATTTGTCGTAATGTCTGGTGTTCTCCTGTATCTTATCTTGATGTTTCTCACAGTACTTGTCTTTCGTTAACGCTGTACACATTGGTGAAGTGCATGGCTTCATCGGTTTACTTGGCACTTGTGCCACTCCATTTACTGCATAACTTAATCACCTTCACTGTTAAGAATGCTGGCCATAGCGGCGTAAGAGCACAAATGAGAATGATGATAACCAAACTTGCAATCCCTATACGAGCTGGATCATCTTTACATTCTTCCGCAATCCGTCTTAAAACTGGTTGTAACATAATTGACATACCTACCAAACCTACAATCCAATACCCTAGTACCCACAACATCTATCCTCACTCCTTATCCTCAAGGAATTCCTCTACCACTTTACCAAGCAAACTAATCATTGCTTCTCTCTTTTGCTTTGGTGTTGTATTATCTTGCATTTCATTAAAGATAGGAAGTACCCTTTCTAATTTCTGTTTATCGATGCGTTCATTTACAAGATCTTGTCCTAGCATTGAAATGAATGTACCAATTACAACCGCTTGTTCTTGTTTAGTTAGTTCCATTTATCTCACTCCCTTTAATCACGCCACATTTAATTGAATCGGCTGTATGTTCAACTATAGGTTCAAGCGATATCTTCCCATCTAATGAAATACCAACTTTACAATCCATCCCTACCGATTTACTATCGTTAATCTTTTTAATTATTACAGATTGTTCAGCTATTTCTCTCACGTGATTTATATCAGCTTTCATCGCTAATCCCTCTTCGTATTAGTTCTTCAATCGTTTGTTGTAGTCCAATAACTTGCATTCTTAATTCAACCATTCCGACTTTCATGTTGTTGTTTTTATTCCCCATCTTCATACTCCTCCAAAATAAAAAATCGCCCTTCGGCTACTCAATCACAACTTGACGAACTATCAAATGAACCCCCTGAATCATACGATGAATGCGATGAACAAGAAGACGAATGACTACCACTATCATAGCCACCGTAATCCGAACTGGATTGGGTTACACTAGATGTCATCGCATTGTGAATCAACCAATCATTTGTTGTACCCTCACTATTTCTGTTTCTATGTTCTTGCTTCACTTTCTTATTCTGTTCCTTCTTTTTCTTTCTTTTGAACAACATATCGTTTCGCCTCCTTAAAATAAGAAAAGTACCCGCTATGAATGCTTTCTCAAAATTACACACACATCTTTTCTAAATGAGGTGCTTGTCCTCTCACCAATATAAATAAATCTCCATATAATATTTTTGAACAACATTATTTTATTAGGAGGACAAACATTTGAATCTTACAAGAATGATTACGGCTTTAGCATGTAGTGCACTTTTATTAGTACCTTTTACTTCTGTTTCTGCACAAGAAATAGATATCCATCAGCAAACCATTCCTAGCAAACAACCCTTCATAGGAGATCCTTTGCCAAAAGTGATCCAGAAAGAGACCTCTTCTTTTGGTAATTTTTCGCTTTCGGACATCGAAAGTTCCAATTCTCTGTTTCATGCTTTAGCTCCCACTCGTACCGTTACTATTTTAATCGCCGCTGATGAAGAATATCGCGCCGCTCATCCCGATTGGAAAACCATTACTGCACAAATGGTAGAAAAAGCAGATAATAGTTTCTGGGCCGAGCATAGTATTAATTTTGTTGTGACAGGATACGCGAATTGGAAATCCGATGGCGCAAATAGTAGTGCACTTTTAGCAGATTTAAATACCGAATGGAAAAACAATACACAATACGACTTCGTAATTGGTTTTACCAAAGATAGTAAATTTACAGCTGGCGGCATTGCTTATGTCTATTCTTCCGCACCTCAAAGTGGCATTAGCGTTGTGCTTGATCAAGGGACAACCTCTACTCCTTATGCAATCCAACATGAATGGTCTCACAATTACGGATTATCGCATGATGCTTCTGGTAGCGGCATCAAATGCATGATGAACTATGACTACGCTTACTCTGTGAACTATTGGGATGCTGCACACGATGCTTTAATTGAAAGCCACCGTAATTGGTATGGTTCTTAGTATATAATTTGCAAAGAGCTTATATCATATATGCTCTTTGCTACATAAGTAAATCTATAAACAAAACAAGCTGACCATTCCTCTAAATAAAATCGCAGCCAACTTGGTATATGAATATAAAATAAATTCCCTTGGTTTTTTCGTCCTATCGCGGGTTCCTACCGCCCATGCCCGTTCTTCGGTAACGTTTTGATAATGGGGCCCACTCACATCACTTCATATGATGGTGGATACGCTATCCCCACAGCCTCCTGTCTTCCGAACAGTAACTGTAGAAATATCGTACCTCCGATTCCAATTAAAAAAGGTACCCGATTTAGTGCCCCAAATAGTACCCCAAAAGTTCCATAAATTTTTATATCATCTCTAATGCAGTTGCAAAATTCAAAATCCCTGACTTTCGTTTCCGATAAAACTTACCGCGCTTCATCCCTAATACCGTATAAATATAATCATCGTTTAACTCTGTCGCACTCATATATTTCATTTCTAGTATCTGTTGTTCTTCTCGATCTAAGGCATGTTCAAATGCACGATGTAATTGCCTGTACTTGAGTTCATGGGCATCTATCTTTCGCAATTCCGGAAATAAGATATCTGCACCTACCTCCATTCGTTCTCGCTGATTCTGAAAACGAACGCGTAACACCTTATACTTCTTCAATTCTTCTATCACAAAAGGACGGATTTCTTTCTCATCAACATAGGTAAAAAAAGATAATTGATTCATGTGTCATCCTCCTTCATACAATCTTATTTTTCGTGCACACTGTAACTAAGCCTTGGCGCGGCTTTCTTCCTTAATTGAATTGTTAACGAAACGCTTCATTCCTTGGAACGGAAAAACAGCTAGTTTTAGCTAGCTATTTTTTTATTTATCTCTCCATCCGCTCTAAGCCCTATATACTTTGTCCTACCTAATCTGCTATACTACACATACAACCGTAAGAAAGGCGCTGATATCATGTATGAACAACAAGATAATAGGGATCGCGATCAAAAAATGATGTTCCAAATGCAAGGTATTCCCACGAATCAAGTCAACATGAGCCAGTTACCAAAATGGATTCGTTATTTCGGCTATTTCTTTTATGCTTGGATAGATTATTCAGTATCCTCGCAGTTTTGTACTTACTTTTCCGATGACTTTTGTATAACCTTGTAAAATTGAGGTATACTACACATACATTATGATGTTTTTTCTTGTTCATTTGTCAGCTACCTACGGAACTCTTACAAAAGGGTTCCTCTTTTTGGTTACAATCCCTATTTTTGATGTAAGCATCCTACCATTCTTTTTAAAGGACTATTGTCTGTCCGATACCTACGATATTCAAAACAGATTTAAACACGAATTTACCTTGTTTTATGAATCCATTTTTTGAACACCAGTTTCAAACTGCTTCCTTATCCATTTCCGGAATAATGCCTCGTTTCGTCAACATATCATGGATAAACAGCCTTCCTTTTTGCGTCCATCGTGTATTCATTTTTACGGATTTACTACCATCCGAATGCGTGACATCAATCGTCTGCGATTTTGTGTACCCTTTATTTTGATGTTTGGCATATAGCAGCCATTGGTTGTTTACTTTGTACTGTACTTTTTCATCCTTTAAGATTTTATTTAATCGTACTGCAGATAAACCATAATCGGCTGCAATTTGTGAGACGGTTACCGTATCTTTTGATTGAAGAATTTGATCGAGGTAGGTAATCTTAGATGCATGCTCTGCGACTTGTTGTGTTAACATGAGATTCTTTTGTTCTGCCACTTGCCTTGCCTGTTGTTCGTCTTTCAATTGTGACGCAAGGCTAATCAATAAATCAGGATCTTGCAGTAACGCATTTATCGTAGGCGGTGTCATGTAAGCCCCATGTCTTCGAATGCTTGGGAGTACTTCTTCAAACACCCATGTTTCAAATTGTTCTGCTTGAGGAAGTTTGGATTTAACAATTAGACGGTATAAGTTCGGTTCGCTGATGAATTTCTTTTCAACCGTTTGATTCTTCTCTGAAATAACCACCGAATGAAACGTTACCCCGTCCTTTTTACAATGATCTCTTACCGCTTTTGTGGGATTCGTATATCCCAATACCTTCGCAACATCTGTCGCTGGAAAGTACTCTTTTCCATTCTGAATTAAGATTTCTAAGTTACCGAACATGTTGTGTGAAAACCTTTGCGTTTGATTCATTTTTCATTTCCCCTCGTACTATATTTTTTTGACGAAGGCATCCGATGTAACACGACCCCCTCGCAAAACGCGATCCCATCCTCTTTCGTTTGTTTACTGCTATTCAGAGGGACTAACGTTTCGTTCATCCCTCGTCCCATTCCTTACTTTCTTCGCCACCTGATTCGGCCCTTCCCACAATCCTTGTTTTCTCCATCTCATTTTCGATTTATAGACGTAAGATGGACTCCGCTCAAACATGATACTGATTTCTTTATCCAGGATTCCTTGCTTATTGAGTTCTCTTACACGCGCTGGCTTCAATCCATCCGGTATATTCCCTGGTTTTCCTCCGCTCTGTCTCGGCTCCGTATCAAAATACCTACCCAACTGGCGTAACTCCTGACCAGTCGGGCAATTCACACAAATGTTGATACTGAAACTCGCATCATCTGAACGATTGTAATAACACCGCCTACATTTCTGTTCGATGATATCACCAATCTGATAGGTAAGCTGGAGGCGTTCTTCTTTAGTAAGTTTCATGTGAAACACCTACAATACGGCTTTCAATGCGATGCCTAATGCTTGTGCTCTTGCTTGAAATTCCAAGCGATGTTTCCGTTCCATTTCAGCTGTTTCCTCTGCCGCACCGACTCTGATTTGCACTTTACGTAACTTAGCTTCCAGTTCCCAGTTCTTTTCGCTCAACTGGTTGCGTTCATTAAGTAAAGTTGTATATTCTTCCTCACGATTTTGAAATTGTTCTTTTAGCTTTTCAAGTTCCAATTCTAATTCTGCTTGATGCATCCCATTATCTCTCTCTTCAGAATGTTCATTTTTCTCTCTAACAGCTTTTGCATCTTGGACCAATGGTTTTATGCTCTTTTTTGTTCCCGACTTCTTGGCTCGCTTCCTAACACCCTCTTTTTTCTCTCGTCGTTTCGCGACGTTGTGATACAGTGTACTTTCACTCACACCCAAACGGTCTGCAATTTTTGCCCAGGATAGTTTTTCACCTCGTAATTTCTCCGCTCTCTCGCATAATGCATCCCAATTCCTTTCTTCAGCCAGCTGTTCTGCCATTGTTTCATTTCTCCCTTCCAGTAAGATTTCGCCTAATTGTTTGATTCGCTTCCCAATCCTACAGTTATCCGTACACCAGGAAGTCTTGCAGTTCCCTGACTTCCTATATGCCGGTACCTTTTGACAACTTGCACAATGTTCATCTTGTAGATTTAATATTTGAATCCGTATGAATTTATTCTTGCTCTTCTTCAAATGACTTGTCCTCATCTGTTATTTCAAATTCTTCCGATGGCTGCAATGGTTTTGAAATGGCTCCTTCTTCTGTCTCTGGCGTTTCCTCAGGTTTCTTCTCACTCTTTGCTTCTTCTTTTGTTTCTGGCTGCTGTTCTTTCCACTCCTGCCACTTGATGGCCAATGGGGCTACACGCTTACGATATTCATCAATTACCTCGATAATTTGCCCTGAGGACATGTTCAGCTCATTTGCCAGTTTTAAGTAGGATTCTCCTTCCAGACGGCGTTTCACAATCTCCGGAAGTTTATTCGGCACCCCCTCAAAGTTCGGTGCTAAACCGCTAATGATAAACGCATCGATAACCTCACGGTCCACTTGTTCTTTTTCTTCACGAGTTGGAATCTGTTCTTTTGGCATATCTAGGTCTGCTTCTATTTGCTCAAATGTTGATTTGGCTTCTTGTACGATGCCTTTTTCATTCACTTCGTACTGGATAACTGGCTCATTTGTTTTCGCATTCATCGTGACATTGAAATTAACTTGCATAGACTCTAGCGAAACAAACACTTTCGCATCAATCATTTCAGACAAAGAATCCAATTTCCCTTGCAATGAGGAATCTGTTACTTCTAACACAATCTCTTCCTTCCCATCAGGTTTTAAGTTCACTTTCTTTAACACTGGTTTGAATTCGATATATGACATTACAATCCGCTCCCTTTATGCTGTTTTTTCGCTTTCTTCTCCGCTCGTTGCAACTTGTTGTACTCATCCAATGGGATAAACCCACCGTATTTTTTCACATACTTCAGCAAAATCAGCTGTAAGTGGGGATATGTATACTCAAACAGCTTTCGCTTCACGTTAAACGTTTCGGTAATCATGCCTTTTATGTCTATGACCTCTACCTCGCCATTTGGCAAGTACACCAAGAAGTCCGCTATGTATGTAATGGCTTGAAAGCTTTTATCCTGTTTCTTGAACGCGGGTTGTAACTTAAAGATAGGCTGTCGTTCAAAACCTTGTACTTCGCCTCTTGCATAACGAATTTTCAAGCTCTCGTAATAATGTGCTTCCGCTTGTGAATCGAACACGTAATCATCGAGATGTACTTTTTTGTTGTTATATTTGCTCAATTTCGCTCACCCCAAATATCTGTCATCCACTCGTTCCATCCAACTATTCCATTCCTCATCTGTCATCACACGCCTGTTCTTCTTGCCCATATACGCTGCCACATGCTCCTTCATCGCCACTCGAAATCGATCTTGAAAATAATAATCTAGTTTTGCGACATCATCCGTAAACTTCACAACTTGTTTATCTAGCACGAGCAATTCAATCAGTGCAACAATCCCTACCAGTCCATGTGCTGTTGCGTACTCTAACAATTCACTGACCTTCATGCCCTCACTCCACAAATTCATTCGTCCGCTTCACAAAGTTCAACTTCAGCGTTCCTACCGCTCCATTTCGGTTTTTGGCGATGATGAGTTCCGTCTCGTGTATTTCCTCTGTTTCCCGCTTCTCTTTGTCAAAATACGCTTCTCGATGAGGGAAAATAATCACATCCGCTACCTCTTCAATCGAACCAGACTCCCGTATATCAGCCATGCACGGACGCTTATCCATTTTCCCTTCCACCGCACGATTTAATTGCGCAATCAGGATAATGGGCTGTTTTACCGTCTTTTGGATATCCTTCAATTCGTTGATGATGTGAGTGAATTTCAAGTGGTTATTCGCAAATGTCTCATCCGTTTTGATATGTCCCAAGTGATCAATGACAAACAAGTGTTTTTTCTCCGGATGTTCTTTGACCGTTTTCCAAATCACCGCCCGAATCTCATGAATGTGCTTTTCTTCCCGAATGTTGATAGGTAAATTCGCCAACTCTCCTGTCGCCTGTTGATACTTCCTCCACTTCTTATCATCGTTACCAAAGAACTTATTCGGGTTACTGAGTTCATTTACGGGAAGTCTACCTTCGGCAGCAATACAGCGATCAATCACTTTCGATGCAATCATTTCACAGCTGAAGAATGTGCCCATGTACTGTTTCGGGTCTGCTTTTGCTCCTTTTCGTATCGAATCTAGCGTAAACGCTGTTTTCCCAACAGAAGGCCTCGCAGCCACGACAATCAGGTCTGTTGCTTGCCAACCATCTGTAAACTGATTGAGGTTGGTATAACCCGTATGCGTTCCGCTCAGCCCACTCGCTTGCATGTTGCTATGCTCCTCGACTCGTTGTTGCAACTGGTTCTGAAACGAAAGCTGAGGCTGAACAGTCGTGATTTGAATCTGGTTCACTTTTGTCACAAACTCATTCAAGTCTTTCAAAGTGTGCCTGTCCACCGTTCTCTGCTGAAATTCCTGGATATCAAACAACATGTCTTCTACCGCCATAAATTCAATCATCTTTTGCTGGATGAATGAAAAGTTATGTAACGTAGGCGCTTGACGTTGACACTCGTATATTTTTCCTACGCCTCCAAATGCCTTGATTCTCTTCTCGCTCAGTTTAGAAAGACTCATGTCATTAACCGGCTTCTCTTCTTGCCAGAGCTCCATCATAGCTTGAAACAATTGGTTATGCTGTACGTGAATAAGGTGTTTCGCCATCAGTCTTACTTCCTCGAACAAGGTATTGTCTTTCATCAAACAACCAAGTACGTACAGCTCATTTTCTGCATACCGCTGATACTTCTCCATCAGACCCCATCTCCTAATGTTGCATAAATGTCATCTACATCCACTTGGCTTTCCACAATGCCTTTCGCAGGTGGTAATCCACTCGTTCTTACAGTAGGTAAATCCACCTGATGCTGAAACTCTTTTTTCCGTAATCCCTTGAGGTACGCTGTATTCAAGAACTTTTCCACATTTTCATCACTTCGCAAGAACTCTTGCAGTGACCACCTATACTCCCAGAAATACTCTGGTCTCGTTAACACAGTGTGATAGTGATCTATGGATTGCTGCAATTCCTCTACACCAAAGGTGTTTAATCTGGCTTTGATTTTGGATACGGTCTTCTGCGTCAGTACACGGTGTTTGATAATCTCTTTTTCGTTCCAGTGTTGGAAGATGGATTCACACGCTTCTTTTTCCTCTTGCTGTTGAACGATTGCTTTCTCTGATGGCGTCTCCTCTTCCATTTCGGACGGTATATATCTTGTTAACTTAGTATTGTTAATATTAGTATTGTTCGTGCTCACCTCATGAACAAGCCTTCGTTCATCTCCTGAACAAGCTCCATTCATTTCCCGAACTCCCCTGTTCAATTGGTGAACATCGTTGATGCAATAACAATTTGACATATTCCCTTGTTCTTTGGATGCACGCTTTTCTTTTGTTACATAGCCCATCTCAATTAGGATGTTTAATGATTTAATGACTGTGTTTTTGGACATTCCGACTTTCTTTCCGATTGTGGATAAAGAGGGGAAGCATGCCCCCGTTTCTTTGTTGACATGTCGACAAAGCGTGATATACACCGCCATTTCTTTATGCGTCAATCGTTCATCATCTACGACTTCGTTATCAAGTATAAAAAAGCTGCGTATTCTCTCATCTTTCAGCATGATTCCATCCCCACTCCTATGCCATGTAATTGTCTCTATTATTTTTCTGATATAATCTCTTTTTGTTCTACAGGTAGTTCCTCTTGCTCTTCCAATTCTACTTCAATAAACTCCGGCTCTTCCGTAATGTCTTTTCGCACTACTTCATCTTGCTGCGCTTGTGTTTGTACTTCTATGCTGATTGGTAAGTATTTAAACATGTAACGAACCACGGTTTTCTTCGCCATTTCTTCATAGTCGCTACTCCAAGGGCTATAGCTAGAATTAGCGGCTGCAGAACGTTTCCGACGCTTCTCAATTTCACTTTTCGGCATAAACTCCATTTGATACCCACCGTCTTTAAAATGAGAAACTGCATACGCTCCAATAAATGCGCCACGATCTCCATGTGATGGCTTATGCTCCAATTTAGGATGCAGCCCCAACTCATACTCGAATTCGTCATTTTCATGTACAGCATGGGCATAAATACTTTGAATATGACCAGACCGTCTTGCGAGGTCAACCATCCCCTTATACCCAATAATAAATGTCGCTTCACGCTTATACGGTAAGATATAACAGTGTCCTAATAATCCTGGTTCCAGTCCTAGCTGTACCGCTTGCATCACAGCTCCCATAAGGGAATGTACATTGCATTCAAGAAGTTTTGGCGTTGTACGAATGGTTGTGAGGGCGATTCGACTCATACGATCTATACTCATATGTTTTGGTAATACTTCCGCAAATCGTGGAGCCATTTTTCTCATGTATCCTTCCACCAGCTGTTCAGGAGTAGCTGGTGCGTTTTCATTCTGATTCGCTAACTGCTTTTTCAATTGTTCATTTGTCGCCATTTTTCAATCACTCCTCATTTTCATTTCACAATAAATTTTCTTGATATAGTTTCTTTTGCGTATTTTTTATATAAATCAGGATGATCTGTTTTGAATCGTTTGCTATCAAAACGATTACTCTTATAGGACTTCCAATGAATGGTGTAATTCTCCGTTGTCGCTTTTTCATGAGAACCTAATTTCGCTTTTAGCTTGTTCTCATACTCTGCCTTTTGTTCTTTTAACACGTTGATTTCTCTTTCCACTTGATCTCTCGCTTTAATGAGTAGCTCTTCTTGCTTTCCTAGACCGATAGAACTACCCTCAATGGATTCTGGATACATTTGCTTGAGTAGCTGCGTAGATGCCTCTGAACCATCGAACATAGGCGGTTCATCTTTTTCAACATGATTGAACCAAAAGTCACGTTCCATGTTGATGAGATACTGAATAATATCCTCATCACGCTCAATCTTCTTATACACAAATGTATTACCACCAATTAATACGGCAATCCACCATGCTTCATAGCCTGTCACAGCCATATAATGCTGACACTGGAGAAGGTAAGCGACCGGTATTTCTTCACCTTCCCAGTCCTTTTTCAAATATTCAGATGCTGTTTTGCATTCTAATCCAATTCTTTCTCCCACGATGAGCCTATCCACGTTTGCAAGCATCCATGGATACTCCGGGTGTTGTAAGATGGCATTTCGACGCTGTACCTTTAGTCCTGTACGCTTAGCAAACTCTTGTGCGACTACTTCCTCGAGTACATTCCCAAAATACGCAGCTTCACTTTGTACATCCTCTTGCTCGATAGCTTGTGTTTTCTCAAGAAACACCTGTACTTGCGACTTCCATTTACTTAAGCCAGCAATGGCTGCCACATCTGAACCGCCTAATCCTTGCTTACGTGCTTCTAACCAAGCCTTGCGATCCATATGTAATGTATTTGCTAATACTTTCGCCTGCATGTTTCTTTCACTCGCTCTCTGTGTTATACTGGCTTCAAATTTGTTTTTTCTAAGGAACTCATTGCCGTGAGTTCTTTTTTATTCCCCTGCGACAAAACGTGTGCCGTGTCGCTCTAAAAACTTCCCATGACAATCTTCGCAAATAAGGTTCCCTTCAAATTCGTAATATGTCATGCCGAAATACAATTCACCATCACAATCGCTACAATAGTGTTCAAAGTCTTGTCTAGGGGAATCGTGTGAGTTGCCTATGGTGTTTGGATTTTCTAGCATTCAGCTAACCTCCTCTGAAAGCGTAATATAATGCACCCTCCCCACAACATCCGCATTCACACCTACACTTCTCAAACGGTGAACAATTCCTCTTATACGTGTATGTTCCTCATTATGTTTCTCTTTAGCAAGATAGAGTGCCGCCAATTCCCTTCGGGCTAATCTGGCTTCTTTGATCCATGTGCAAAACTGATACGGATTATGATTTTGTAATGCTTCAACTTGCTTCTTTTCGCAATGCTGTAAGAATTCATCGAGTATTTGTTTCTTATGTAAATCCTTTGTTAGAACTGATTTGGTCATGTTGGTTTCTCTCCTTGTATGAATAATTGTCTCTCCAAAATTGACGATTAGGAATCTTATCTTTACGCACTTGGAATGACTCGTCTTGAGTTCATATGACGATGAACCAAATGTAGTCGTCCATCCGCTTTATTATAGATCAACCAATTTTCTGGATTTAACTTATACGAGTTAATATGTATCTTCTCTCACTGCGTTGGTCGTTTATCGTTTTTCACTTATTTTCCCTCCCTCTATTTCTCAAACAGCTCGTCCACTGTTGTTTTGAAATATTTTGCTAGTTTTTGAGCCTCTTTTAGGGTGAAGTCACGTTTTCCAGATTCTTTTAAGTAATACGTTTGCTGATGCATGTTCACCACTTTACCCACCGCTTCTTGCGTCATGCGCCGCTCTTTTCGAGCAATGAATAGATTTTTGTTCATGAGTATCGCTCCTTAACCAATTTGCTAATCAGATTTATTATTATTTATTTTTTCCTCTAAACGCGTAATCATCTCCAAAAAAATTTCTTCCGTAGGAACATCCATCTGCATAGCTAATTTTAATAACCCTTTTTCCACATTATGCAGATACGTAGGTAGAATAAACCACTCCATTGGAAACTCTAAAAATGTTGCAATTTTCAATGCTATCAATGAGCTAGGTGTTCTTCTCCCTGTTTCAATATCGCCATAATATGAGGGACTTATGTTTAAATTTTTAGCCAAATTAACTTGCGTTAATTTGTTCTGTTTTCTAATTTTCACAAGCCAGTCTCTTTTCATTGTTTACTCCTATCTTCTATGACTCTAATTTAATTTTATGCGTTTAGCGTAAATTAATCAACAACTTTTTAATACGCATCTTGCGTAGATTTTATTGTAAGTTTATTGTAAGCTATTAATAGTAATATAAGTGTAAAAGTAAGAACGTTAAGTTACACGATTGGAGGAGAATACTACACATGGATATAGGCGCAAATCTAAAATTTCTACGCAAAAGATATGGATGGACTACTGAATATGTAGCAACTCAATTAAAGACATCTATTTCGACTTACAACGGATATGAAATAAACTATAGGAAACCAAATCCCGAAATGCTATGCAAAATTGCCGATTTATTCAACTCTACGACTGATTTCATCTTAGGGCGAACAGATAATCCAGATGGGACAAAAGATAACTTACAAGATATTTTAGAGAACGGTAATCTCAACTACGGGGGAAGAACATTAACTACGGAAGAAACTGAAAAGATAAGAGACTTTTTCAATATTGTTATAAACCGTATGTTGAATTAATAAAAAGGAACAGCATTTGCTATTCCTTTTTTTGTTGCAGAATATTTGTAATTTGATTAAATTCCTCCTTTGTACATAACCCTATCTTATGGAGTTCATTTATTACATACTCCACATCACAGCTTACTTTTTTAGGCTCTAATAACTTATAAATCATAGCTTTTGTCTCTAATGCTACCCCGTTTGCTTTTAACATCAAAATTCCTCCTTGTTATGGTAAATACTAGGCGACAACTTTTTACAGACCCCTTCCCAAAAAATTGTCACTCCTTAAACGCACAAAAGTCGCTACAAAGTAGCGACTTCTTTATTTATAGTAACTATACTTCCCTAACTCCCGCCAGGGTCTTGTATAGTCATTCTAAATTCTTGTTTTAATTTCGGTTGTTGCTCCATTTTCTCAACATGTATTATGGCCTCGTTCATCCCTATTACTCCTACTGCTAGCAGAAATATAGATATCACCCTTCTCACGTCAACATTACCCCTTCCCTATTCAATATTATTTTATACATTCGTCCGTAAAAACTCAACCCTGCCAATTCGAACTCTAATAATGCTTGTTCAATACCCTCCATGTCGCCGATACATATTGAATATGATATAAGTTGAAATGGTGAAAAGCCTTTTTTCTTTAACTCCTCAAATATTAATAACCCAAGCTCTCGATTCCCGAAAAGACACTCATATATCGCTCTTTCATTTGGATGAAGTAACTCTACATCAATTTTATCCACATTGATATTATTATGTATACGCACATGAGCTAACGTTGTATGCAACGCTATCGACTTTTGAGCTTTTTGGGTAACATTAATCTCTTTCAGTGATTCCGTGGCCTGAACTAAAAGTGCCTCAGCTGTCTCAGGGCAGTCTATTTGATACCCTTCCCCAAGCCCGCAAATAGCTGTACATTTAATCATAGGCACATCTACTTCAGAATTTATGATAGCATTAAAAATTTTTCTACTCTGTTCTAATTCAATTCTCCATAAATGCATATATGCAATCCTCTCATTAGCAAACATACGAAGATAATCTTTGATACAACCCTCTTCAAGAAGATTCAAATTTGCTTCAACCTCATCTATATACTGAATGATTGCATTGTTATTAGGTCTATCTGCTAAAGCTAACATATACAAAATATTAACCATAACTTGAACATGTGGATTAGTAGAAAAGTGAGTGGCTCTAATTATTTTGTAAAGCGCCTGTCCTCTCAATTCATTCTTATTACGCTTGTTAAACAATTTATAGATTGTAAAATAAATCGATAAACTCGTATTTCCTTTGTGTTTATCTAGAATTGCACTCATTAAGCTGTATTCGCCTTGCACCTGGCTATAAATTAATCCGACAATAGTATTAGATGGCTGCATACAACTCAAAAAATACTCCCGTGTAATCTTTCGTTTCATTTCCTCATTATCATATAAAAATTTCGTGGCTTTGAAAAACACTTCTACATCCATTTCGCTTTCGCCTGCAATTCCCTTACGAAAAGTTTCTCGACAGACACCTAACTTTAGGGCAAATTGTCTTCTAGAAAATCCTGCTGAATTAATTTTTGCAAGCAACTGATTCATCACTTTTTGCAAATGTTTTCCTCCTTCCTCGAACATAAAGCACACGAGCCTTAATTTTCTCAACCCAGGACACATTCTAAAATCAAAGGGTATATGTTACACTGACGAGGAACTCGTAAGATGCAAATGTTTATCCTAAGGGAGCTTTAGGTTAACAATGTGAAAGGTTTCGTGGGAAGTACCTCTTACACACGCTCTGCGAGTTTTTTATGTTCAACACATAATATTTTTATTATTCTGCAAATTAAAATTGTATCTCTTCCGACAATATTTTACCACGAGCAATCCCTTGCGAACACCCATTCTAAACATTTCTCAAGTTCAAATACAATAAAATACACTGAACTATTGAATACTCATTCATTTTATATTTTATTTTAATTGGTTGATTACAATACCAACCAATTTTACTGTTCTTCGCCAAACAAATCTGAAATTTCCGAAAACCAAAAAAAGTTTCTCAAAAAATTTCATACACTTTATGCTGTAATACATACATTTATAGAATTTTTCTATACAGGATAATATATTTAAAATTTTAAGTGACTCAAGTCAAAGAAAGACGTTCAATTTCTATTGAATGTCTTTTTTTTTGATAACAAACAAGTTATACTCGACTTAATTGATTGAATTATCACTCTTTATATATACAGGAGGGATTCCTATGGTCGTCTACAAAGACAAAGAAAGAGGAACATATTTCTTCGTTGTCAGAGTCCGTCAGTTTGATGGCACTCAAAAACAAGTAAAACGTCGGGGATTTAAAACAAAAAAAGAAGCCCGTGAAGCGGAAGCTAAAATGTTAATTGAAAAAGAAACAAACTCTAGTTTAACATTTGCTCAAGTGGCTGATAGCTATTTTAATTGGTATAGTCAGAGACGAAAGCAGTCTTCAATAAATACTATAAAAAATGCTATCTATAATCATTTACTTAAAGAATTCGGTAAGGTGAAAATTGATTGCATTACAGCTAGACATGTTATGGATTATCAAAACAAAATGATTAATGAATATTCTGCGGAATATTTAAAAAAATTCCACACCACACTCTCAGCAATCTTTAATTTCGGAATAAAATTTCACGGCTTAACCACAAATCCGGCAAGGATCGCTGGGAATTTTCAAAAAGAGTCAAAAAAAAGAATTAACTTTTGGGAATTCGAAGAGTTCAAACAATTTATAAGCTTCGTGGATGAGCCCCTGTATAAAGCATTTTTTTCAACTCTTTATTATAGCGGGGCTAGAAAAGGTGAATTATTAGCTTTAACTTGGGCAGATGTTAATTTTGAAGAAAGAACAATTGATATTAACAAAACCGAATACAATCGTCAGATTACAGTACCAAAAACCAAATCTTCCAATCGAATCATTATGTTACCTAACTTTGTAATGCATTTCTTACAAACTATAAAAGAAGATGCGGCATTAACAGTACCAGTAAAAAACGATTATGTGGTTTTCGGGGAGTTTTATACAAGTTTAGCAACCACTTCGTTACATAAAAAATTCAATAAATACCTAAAAATTTCTATGGTTAAAGAGATTGTAATGCATGAATTTAGACATTCTCATGCCTCATATTTAATAAACAAAGGCGTTAGTCCACTTGTGGTAGCCCAACGCTTAGGACATTCGGATGTAGCAACCACCTTAAATACTTATAGTCATTTATACCCTTCTAAACAAGCGGAAGTAGTTGCTTTTATGGAGAACGATTTGGTATAA